GAGTACGGCGTGAACGACACCAGGTGATAGAACCTAGCGAACTTCTCAGGATCGCGCAACACGCGGAAAAAGTTCACGAGACCGGAGTCAATGTCGTTGTACACCTCAATCATAGATGGTTCCTTCGCTAACAGGAGACTGGCCCCACCACCGAATGGCTCAACGTACGTCTTATGCGGCGGAAACAACGGCACTATCTTCTTGGTCATATGTCCCTTCCCGCCGAACCAAAGAATCGGCCCTTTCATACTATATTTACCTCCAACTCAGCAATGACAGCGAGGGTAGCCGGGGCCGGCGTGCGGAGCCCCGGCGCTATGGTTACAAGCTAGCCAGGAGGTGTTCACCTCGCTCTATTGTAGTTTGGCACGCACTTTGACCCTCGCTTCCGCGGTCGCAGGGAGTAAAGGCCGCGGGTCTGACTTAGGGAGAGAGGAGCAGTCACCTCCTGTACGCCGTGATGTACCGGCGGTACGTGATTCTCCCTGCGTGGCGCTCCGCCGGGGAGTCGAACCCCGCGAACCGATCCCGCGGGCAAGGAGGCGCGCCGCGATGACGGTGAAACGGCGCACGGAGGAATCCCGCGGGTGAAAGGCCCTGCACCGGCGCGGAGCGATGCGTCCTAAGAGCGTGTTACCCCACAGACGGCCCCTGAGAGGCCGCGTAGTGGCTTCGGTGTGGCCTACTGGCACACAAGAGCCTGATACCCAACCGAGGCCGTTTACGGGCCTCTGAGCGGGGCTGTGGTGGCAGGCGTGTGGTGGCGTCAATCCGTTTGTCGCATGTTCACCTTCACGCTGTACCGGGGCGTTGCACCGGGCCATCGCAGTGCCCCCCTTATAGGGGGGGGCACATGCAACGCGGCCTGCGTTGCATGACCGTTGCATGATGCAACGGCGAGGAACATCGTCCAGATCGGCGTCAGCTGAACCGACCGTTGCACGCCGTTGCATGATGCAACGGAGGTCGCCGTTGCATGGAGGCGTTTTATGCAACGGCTCAGCTGGTGGGCACCGTCCAGAACGGTCAAAGTCGCGATCCCCCCCCTGTGTTATCCACAGGGTTATCCACAGGGTGACATTATACGGGTATGAACAGTCCGCGGACGAAGGAAATCGGTATAGTACAGCATTCTTGTGATTAGCAGTTGAATCGGATGGAATGTCCCCGTTGCACGATGCAACGCGATGCAACGGCGATGCAACGCTCCGCGGTGCTGCGTGATTAGATGGCGTTCCGATCGTTCCGCCAGGAGTTATCCACAGGCTAGCCTGTCGGATATCGCTCAGAACGGACATATGTCACCTCTCCCCGTGCGCTCGTACCGCCCATCGCCAGCCCGGCGGACGCGCCCCTCGGAGGCGAGCCGCTGGAGGGCGGAGCGGACTGTGCTTGCACTGATCCCTGTTTCCTCCGCAATCTCCCTTGGTAGCATCGCGTCCCTGGAGAGGCACGCCAGGATGCGCTGCGGGGCGGGGAGGGAGTCAACGGCGTCTGGGATAGAGGAGAGCTCAGTGTACCGTGCCGTGATCGGCCCCCGTCCGTCATCTGAATCGTCAAAGTGGAACTCTATTCCGAGCCCTGGGAGGCGTCCGGATAAGTTCGACTTGTCGTGCACGAGACCGAGCGATAGGGTGTTGCTCCCAGGCTCGCTGTACGCTCGCGCAGACCATACGGAGGAGGCGAGGTTCCGGAAGAAGATGCTACCATAGATGCCGCGTTCGCGATCTTTTCCGTGGTGCCCGATCACGAGCGCTGTCGTGTCCAGCTGGCGGATGCCGTGAAACAGCTCCGCAGCCGGGCCCGCCGGGTCCCTCCCGTCCGCCACACCGGAAGCCGGGAGGAGGGAATCGATCACAATCAGCTCGATCTTGTCGCGCTGGATCAGCTCCGCGATCGCCTCAACATCGTCTGAAAGCCGCGCCTGGCACTTGCGGTAGTACACCGTCGCAGGGCTGCGCAGCCCGAGCCCGAGGCCAAGCCGGTAGAGCCTCCGGCGTGCCTCCGCCGGTTTGCGCTCCCAGTCGAGGTAGAGCACTCGCCGCTGCTCAGGAGCTGCCAGCCGGAGGGCCGTGTGTTCGATCCCCGTTGACACTAGGATCGCGAGTAACATTCCGAACAGGCTTTTCCCTGACGCTCCGTCGCCGTAGATGATCGTGGGCTCCCCCTCGGGGAGGAGCGGCGGGATGATGTAGGTGACGGGGTCAGGGTATTCGTCTGACACGAGGGTCAACCGTGGCTCGCCGGTAAGGAGCTGATCCGCGAGCTGTTCGTACATGCGCGTCAGTTCGGCCCGCCACGGGACGTCCGGGCGGTCCTTCTCTAGGTCGGCGGCGAGCGCGTTGCGCGTACGGGCCGCGGCAAGGTTTATTGCACCTGATCCGGAGACGGTTTCATTGCCCGCATAGATCCGCAGGATCGCCGTCAGCTTTGTAGCGTCTGAGTGCAGCTTCGGTGACCTGATGCAGATCTGCACTCCGTACGCTGGCATGGTGTACGTGAACGTGTTGGCGTGCCCCTCCAGGCGGCTCGTGGTTGGGACAGGCTTCCAGTCAGGAGCCTCCTCTACAAGCGCGCGCAACTCCTCGATCGTGTGACCGGCGGCCAGCCAGTCGCTCACGTCGCCGTGCTCATCTAGACCAGGCAGGTTCACAACCCTGACACGCCGCGCCTGGCCGTACAGGGCCGTTGCGACGGTCTGTCCGTGTGCTAGCCCCGGAACGTCATTGTCCGGGAGAATAACAACATCCCGCCCGGTCAATGCACGCGTGTATTCCGGGAGCCATTTCCCAGCTCCTCCGATGCCGGTTGTGGCGAGAAGCCCGGCTCTGAAAAGCCTGTCCGCGTCCTTCTCCCCCTCTACGACGTAGACTGTATCGTCTGGTCTAGCGAGGATCTCCGGGAGGTGGTAGAGGACGCGTGCCTTTGTCCGTGATAGTGTCCATGCCCACCCGCCGTTGAGGTCAGGGACGCGTATTCTGAATGACTTCGGGCGCAGCCGCACCACCTGATAGAGTAGGTTCCCATCGGCGTCACGGTAGTCGTAGGTCGCCTCGATCGCCGCCCACTCACCGTCGTAGTCCTCCGAGAGCCCCAACGCCCGGCGGATAGCCTCGTATGAGCAGCCCGCGTGACAATACAGTAGAAGTTTCCCCTGACTTTCCGTGATTGACAGCGACGGGTGATGGTCTTCGTGGGCCGGGCAGCGAGCGGTCCACTGCCCGTTGCCACCCCTGACGTCCTGCAACGCGCCTAGAACATCGCGGGCATTCACTTGGAGATCCTAGCTCGGTGCAGCTCTACCAGTCGCGCGAGGAGAACCGTCGCTCGTTCCGTGTCTCCAGCGACCTCCGCCTCGTAGAGGGCCCGCGTGACGGATGCGATATCGTCCATCCCTGCCTCCTCAGATCCGGTTGCTGGCCGCGGGCCGCGGGAGGCAGGGTTCCGCTCCGCGCGGCCAGCGTCCGGTTCTCAGCGGGAATATACCCCGCGCTCCCCTATTCTACCACACCGCCCATCCGCGTGTACGTGCGGCGGAGGTACCTCCCTGCCGGGATGACGGACTCCCTCCGCTCTACCCACGTACCACGGACCAGCCAGTCCCCGCATACCACGATCTCGCGCTCCCCAAGGAGCGCTTTCAGTTCGGTCTCAACGGATTCCAGCTCTTTCCGCGCAGGCTGGAGCTCCTCCCTCCGGTTGAGTAGCGCGGCCAACCGATCATCATCACTGATCGCCGCGCCTTCTCCGTAGTACAGATCCGGTTTGCACACGAGCTGGTACTCACACTCGTGGCACTGCTCCCCCTCGGTCCGCTCCGGCGGGTCCAGGGCGAGGATGCTCTCGTACACCTCCCGCGCTCGATCGAGGAGAGATGCGATGTAGAGGGGCTCCTTCTCGATCCACAGATCCTTCACTGCGAACCGAGCCTTGTTTTTCAGGAGCATGATCCCGACGTCCTCGTTGAGAATGTGCAAGTAAACCTGCAGCTGCGCAGGCCACAGCCTCTCGTACCATCTGTCCGAGGAGATCATATCGGCCATGCTGTTGACGTTCGGGAACGTGTACTGGGAAACGCTCTTGATCTCGTACAGGATGGCCTTCGGCTCCCCCCGCTCATTGAGCGGCCACCCGTCAAGGTGGGATTCCGGGGCTATTCGCCCATCTATCTTGCCGGTGATCGGAGGATCCTCGATCGCCACCCGCTGTTGGGTTTGGATCACCCGGAACCCACAATCGGCCAGCATCAGCTCAACCGCGCGTTCCTGGGCCCGTCCTTCGGCGAACACCTCGCGGAGCCCATCGGGGTGAGGTGCCGCCTTGTCGTAGTCTACCCACGCGTGGTAGAGGTACCGCGCGCATGGATGCCCCAACCGGCTAGCCCAGAAGCTCGTGGGCTGGTAGGGCTCCCAGGTTCGCGTCGCAGCAGCTTTGATCCTCTCACCGATCACGCTGCCTCCTTCTCGGGATGCTTCTCATCTACAACCCCGGCTTCCTGCGCGAGCTTCTTTGCCTTGCCGTATACCACCTGCAATCTCTTGCCGGAAAGGTCTGTCGTAGAATTGACGCCGGGGACTTGTTTCCCGTCGCGCGTGGTGAACGACGTGATCTCGATCAGTTTCGCCCGCGCGGCGTCCATATCCGCGCCGCTAAGCGGGAGTAGCCAGTCGCGGATCTGTGTTCGCATCTGCTCCTCGGTGAGCCCTGCCACCGCGTCGTCCTTCCCGTACGTCACCCGGCCCGCCGCCGACTGTGGCGTCATCCCGTAGGTCGCCAGGTCGTCCCAGGTGAGCCCGCGGAGGCCAAGGACCTCTGTTATTCCCCTGACCTTGGCATTCGTCTGCGCCGCCATCGCGACGTCGCGTTCGTTCACCTCCTCCATCCGCAGCATGATCCGCTGCGGCTCCCCGTCGGGCCGGCGCTCGTAGCGCACGCAGAAGAACGGGTCCTTGCTGGTGCGCATCCCGACTACCTCTGTTGAGCGCCCAAGTAGATCGCTCCAGACACGAACTTTGCAGCGATAGAGGTAGTACCCATCGCGGTCCTCCCGCGTGGGTCCCTCCTGGATCTGCACGTGAACTCCCCACAGGCGTGCCATCCGCTCCGCCCCCACCTCCATGGGGTACGGCTTGCCGCCGAGGTCTACCCAGTCCTGGCGTCCGCACGCGGTGACTGATGCGCGGATGATCTGACTCATAGCCCTCACACGCTCATCCGCCGTCTCCGCGAGCTTGCGCAGGACCGCGAGATCCATCATTGCCGGTCCGGAGCTTGACACGATCTGAGTCCCATCCTCCACAGGGATCAGATCCGCATCCCGCACTACGACATCTCCCGTAACTCCCTTCCCGTTGCTCATTTTTCCTCCTCTATATCGAACACCGCGGCATGGTCACCGTGCCACCCGATGGCCTCAAAGGCCCCCGGCTCGCCTATTCTTCCTGTTATCCTCCGTGCGCGTGCGCGCGATCCGAACTGCAGCCGCACCACCCGATCGGCGGCCTCCTCCGGCGTCTCCCCTCTCACCGTCATGACGCGGTGCGAGTTGCCTCCGAACGTAACCTTCCACCGCGGCTCGCGAGGTCGCCACTTCATCATTGAGAACCACTCTCTCTCTTCGCGAGGAGATGGAGGATCTTCTCTGCCACCTCATGCGGAGGAGTTCTCCGCCCTTGCTCCCAGCTCTCAACGGACATTGTGCTGACCCCCAGTGCCTCTGCCAGTCCAACCTGGGTTAGCCCAAGGGTCCGCCTCGCCCGTCGGATCTCATCACCGGTTATGCTCTGCTTCGTTCTCATGATTCACCTCCAGGTCGTCTGTCTGCTCTGATGGTCTGCCGCTCGCCGGATAGAAGAACCCGTCAGGGCCCATCACCGCTGCTACGCACACGCCGTGTGGAGCCACACACGGGGCGAGGCCATCTGCTCCGCATCCACAACCATCATCGCAATCGTTGTAGAGCCCGTCGTAGCCGTTCGCCAGGAGCCACTGGCGTACAATGTCTACTACTGTCAATAAGTCGTTGTCGTTCACCTCTGTATCGCTTATCTGTGCCACCGGCTCCCCTGTACCAGCCGGATAGAGCAGCCCATCAGGGAGCTTCACCGCTGGCACACAGTCGAATGGGAAGGTATTGCCGCATCGTGCGATGCCACTATCTATTCCACATCTGCACTCCAAGTCACCATTGCGAAAATACAGACCATCGTATCCGTTCAAGCGGAGCCACCTCCGCACGATCTCTGTCACCGTCAACCGGTCCATGACGCCTCCTCTTCTACCGGCAGGCCAACGCCTCGCAGCCCGAGTCGCAGAATTCTGACCCTGCCCGCGCTGGCTCTCGCCTGCACCACCGACACAGGACAACACCGTCCTCCGATGGGGACCGCTCCGGCACGCGGGCGTAGAACTGCCCGCTCTTGTAGATCACGCGCCGCATGGTGGTCAGCTCGCCGCTCCCTGTCCGCGCTGGAGGGCATCCGTGAATGAAAACGAGGCCGCCATTGCGGACGGCCTGCTTCTCCTCTGGTGTTAGCCCCGCCACCCGGCGTGCCCCCCAGTCCGATCCCCACGCCAGGCAGTAGCCAGTGCTGCTTACCACGGGATGGTTTGCCATGGCCGCATCCTCCTGCTATTCCAGCTGCTTCCGGAGCGCATCCGGAAGCAATTTGACCAGGGTGGCCGCCCGAGCCACCGAAACATCTAGAAGCGCCGCGTTGCCTTGTAGCGCTCCGAATTCTGCGAACTCCCCGTCTGCGACACGATCGAGCGCCTGACGGCATAGGGTAAGATGATTCGCAATTTCGGCAAGGGTTCTGTCCAGCAGATCTAGAACACGGCCCGATGCCCGAAGGTCCGTGTCTGCGTCGGCTGAATACGCCGCATTGTACAGTTCCCTAACACGTACCCGCATGTTTCCAAGGTTCCCCACCACGCTTAGTTCCCGCATCTTCTACCTCCCTCCTAGGCGCCTCTCGGCTCGGGGCCTACTAGGCTACCATGGCACGATACTACTACGCCTCCTCCACCATGTCAAGCCCAAGGGGCTGGACATCCGTCACCCCTCAAAAGGACGCCCCCCGGTGTTAGCCAGGGGGCGCCCCGCGGTGGGAAAGGAGGTACGGGGGGGAGAAGCAGCCGGGTAGATGCCCTCGGGTGTGGTCGAGGGTGGGAGGTGGTCCGCCTCTCCCCAGCTCTCAGGACATGGCTATCACCGCGACTATCGCCAACAGTCCAAAACACACACAGCCTAGAACGAACCATCCGATGGCGCGTCTCACGGGCAGCACCCCGAGTAGATGAACCGCGTCACAGTTGCCTCGCGCCAGTGCTTGTCGCGGATCCTGAGTGTCACGCGGAACGTCCAGGTCTCGCCGGTACAGCCTCCAGGCCCGTCAATGTACCAACAGAAGGACGGCTGATCTGTCAGGATGTACCGGATCTCCGGTTCGCAGAGGGTGCCTCCGTGTTCGTCTCCCCAACAGTACGGGATAGGCGTCGGATCTTCTACCGACCTGACGCGCACGATCTCGATCCGGTAGGTCAGGCCATCACCGCGGCTCTCCTGCGCGTTCACACAGACCCGCTGCCCTGGGTAGAAGGAGTCTGTCACGTAGCCACCGACCCACGTTGTGAAAAAGAGGACAGGATATAGAGTGTCACTGCCACCGAGGAGGTCAACCGCCTTGTGACTGGCGGCGATCTCAGGTGTCCCTGTCCCCGGTGTTGACCCTCCTCCGCCTCCAGGCGCCGGGCCGCAACAGCCTCCGCCTCCAGTACCGCCGCCTGAGCCTCCGTCACCTCCTCCGCGCTCTACCACGAGCCCCACGACGTAGATCCCAAGGTCGGAGTAGGTATGCGTTACAGATGACACCTCCATCCCGCCCGTGATCGTAGTCCCGTCATCGAAAGACCAGGTGTATTTATCCGCGATGTCCTTCGCCTTCAGGATCACCTTGTACTTTCCGACAACCTGTACGGTGAAGTCGGCTGTCAGTGCGCCTGAGGTTCCGCTATCAGCACCTACGTCACTGAACATCAGACCGCAGCCTGACAGCACGAACATGGTAGCGATAGCGAGCCAGCTACAGATCAATAGTTTCAGCCTCATGATCCACCTCCCGTCATAGAAGGATAGGGGCCGTCTAGCGGCCCCTTATCCCTACTGATTGATCCGTTCAGGACAGTCACCGCCTAGATCTCCGCAGCCTGGAGGCGGTGTGCCACAGCACGGGGAGAAGTCAAAGAACAACCCAACCACCGGCTGCAACCCGAACAGCACCGAGCTCCCAGATACCGAGCGGAATAGAAGGAGCTTTGCGAACACGTTGATCCCCTGCCAACGGGCGACTCCAATTCCGCCCATCCCGACAGAAGAGGACGTAGGGACACCAGAGCACACCTCAACCCATCCGGACACCACGCCCCCGATCCGTACATTGCCGCTCCCAGTCACGTCCCACACGGGGGCGACGGACAGGCCGTACCACCCATCCAGCACGAGAGCGTGCTCCATTGACACGGTGAACGAAACGATGCTCCATCCGGTGTCGTAGCCGCCGCCAATATAGGGGCGGAAAGTCCCGCGTGACGGCACGAGCTCACCAAGAACGAACGGGCCGGCGAACGCCGCCGCGCCCAACGCGATCACTGCTACCGCAACTCCGATTAGCTTTCTCACGATCCACCTCCATGGGATTCAGCTTCCGTTGCGACCTCGCTCGCGATTTGCGCGAACAGCCGCAGTGTCCTGGCAAACACAGGCCTCCATTCCGGTGACAACTTCGCCAGCACCGAGCGGAGCGCGGGTTTCATATACCCCGCCACGTCCGCCGGTTCTACACTAGCCAACAGTTTCGCGATCAGATCCGGTGCCCACGCTAACAGGATCTTCGCGGACAATCCAAGCACTTTGTCCTTCAGCCACTCTATCATTCCACCCTCCTGTCGAGCCTACGGTGCAGGGCATCGAAACGCCGTTCCAATGCCTCATCCTGTCGGATATGCTGGGACTTTATGTCCTCCGATAGCTCGCAGAGTCGGTCCAGCTTCGCAGTCACAGCCGCCTGCGCGGATGCTACAGCGCGCAGCCCTTCGGCCACCTCCTTCATAGCTCCGTTCGTGATCGGAGATCGCGACCCCTTGTTAGTCTTGGAGATAACTGCGTCCACGAGCTTGTCAATGATCTTGATCGCCAGCCCCATCCCACCGATCAATGCCACGATCTCTGCAGTTCCGATCTCCATCACGAACCATCTCCGATTAGAGCAGCCCCTGTCCCCTCAACTGGGTCTAGATCCCATTGCCAACTTGAGATCGGTGTGTCCGGTAGATCAGGTAAGCGCGTGCGGATCTGAGATTCCAGGTCTGCTAGCTTGGCATTGATCCGTGCGATCTGCGCCTGCGCCTGAGCCTGCACCGCCTGCAGCGCGAGGATGTACCGTGACGCCACGGCGGCCTCCGCGGGTTCCAGCTCAACCCTCATGGATGCCATACTATCGGTCCTCCCCTCCCGCGTCAATCCCCTCGATGCGGGAGAGACGTACATCGAGATCCTTGATCGCCCCCAGCATGATGGAGACCAGAGCGTCCAGGCAGGCCCCATCCTCCCCCATCTTCTCCCCGCGCTTCCACAGCCTGTCGCCCTCTTGCGTGTCTTCCAACGCTACGGGAGCGGGCCTGTACACCGCCTCCGGGAGCGTCGCGTAGTCCAGACGCTCCGTTCCGTAGGGAGTACGTAGGGTGGGATGCGGGCGGATCTCTCGGAGCGCTGCGATATCGGACACCATCCGCCCGTCGCGGAGCCTCACACCGCCGTCAAACCACCCGAGGCAGCCGCGGTCCACGAGGCTTTTGTAGTTCACCTCGTTCCAATAATAACTCGAAGTTCCAAGGTTCTGGCTCCCGCTAGAACCTGGTTGCAAAGGTCCCCCTAATATGTGCACAGAGCCAGACTTGGAATTTATACTTATCGAACGTCCTGACCCGCATATAATCGCTAGATCGCTACCGGACTGGATCGTAGGGCTCCCGTAGGACCATATGAGCCCGGTCTGAGAGAGACCGACGGTGTCCGTTGAGCCAGTGATCGTGAGGCCAGTGGGAGTGAGTACAGAATAATAGCCGGACGATTGATAGGCCCACACGCTGTTTCCAGACACCTTCGCGTACGGGTAACTTGAGGCCCCCTGGAACACGCATCCTGTCAGTGTCCCAGAGATGTACTGCCCGCCGATCGAGGATCCAGACTGGGTATAGATCGCACCTCGGACAGTGACGCTGTTGAATTCTGCGTTCCCGTTCCCCTGGATCCGGAATCCAGATGACCCAGCGGAAAAGTTCGCCGACTTGATCTCCCCGCCCGAGCCGATCACGAGGGACGCGGTGTTCGTTCCGGCTGTCAATTTATCGAACGTCATTGACGCGATCTTCCCGCTCGTGATCGTAGCGTCAACGATCTTTGCCCCGGTGATCGAAAGGTTCTCGATCGTGCTGGTATCGGCCATCAGTCGGGCATCTACCACGTCCAGGTATACGGTCCCGGTGAATCCTGAATAGACGCCCTCAACGCGGGCGGTGATCGCACCAGATGGAGCTGAGCCCGACGCCTCTACGAGCGTCCAGGACGTTTTCGGCGCAGCGGCGAGCGCCTCAGTGTAGGAGATCACGTTCCCGTCGGTGTCCAACCATGCGATGCGCACGCCGATGTTTCCGGTGTTTCCGGCAGCGGTTTTCACCCGCGCCGCCACGTAGTAGCTGCGGGTCGGGGAGACGTGGAATTCGTAGCCGTTCTGAATCGCCGCCGTGGCTCCGCCCGTCACAATCGCCTTCGCGCACCACTCCCCGGCGTAGGCTCCCGCGTCCTCTACGATCTGCCAAGAGCCCCCCTTCACAGGCCAGCCTACGTCGCCGTCCTCGAATGACGGATTCACCACGCCGATCGAACCTTTGCCTCCGGTGACGTTGATCACTCCGTTGATCGTGAGCGGAGCTGGTTCGGCGGTAGGATCGAACTCCAGACCTCCGCCAGTACCGACACAGCGCAGCCTCCCGGCGGCGTCCATGTACGTGATCCACTGGTTCCCATCGTGGTACCCGAGGTGTGTCGCTCCAAGGTACAGCCCGGCGATAACCGGAGGAGCAGGGAACGGACCGAGGCTCCCACCTGGTACCGCGGAGAGCTTTATTTTCCCGGCCTCGATCTGAGTCGAGAGCACGCGCCCGAACGCCCCCGGCGCCTTGACGCCGTCTAGATCGTCCGCGTAGATGATGTCACCGTAGTCCGGGAATTCCCGCCGATCTCCGATCACCACGGACACCTCGCCCGGTGCCCCGAGGATGTCGCGATAGCTGATCGTGGCGATGCGCTCTACGTGATCGATACCGAGTGACGCGTCAACGATGCGGATCTGATCACCGAGGCGCAGCTTGTCCGTCCCGTAGCCGGTGATCCGTGCGAGATCAATAGCGCCGATCGTGTACGTGGTGGCCGGTCGCTTCAGACGCTCCAGGCGGGCCACAGCCGCGTCGTACAGATCCTGCGCGTTGGTGTACCTCTGATCCTCCCATCTCCGTACGATCACCCCGTACTCGCCGATCGTGTCGGCGTCAATGTACTCCTCCCCGGTCGGATTCACGCTGGCGATCGTGAGCTGATCGGCTCCGACACCATAACCGTAGGCGTAGAGCCGCGTCACGATGTCCCGCGGATCGGAGTCCCGATCAACCGAGTCGAGGTTCCGCCCGGCGTCTAGGTAGGCTTTGACGCCTACGGGCGGGGCAATGATGCTCAACCGCCACGGGGTGCTTGTCGTGTCAAACGAGAACATCCAGTCCTCATTGACAACGGCCAGCGCGTCAAACAGCGCCTCAAGGAGCGTGCGGTCTTCCCAGAAGTGCCACCACGTCTTGGCAAAGTCCAACCGATGTAGCGTCCAACGCGGCGTTGTCTGGTGCGACAGGATGTACGCTAGAGCATCGGGCAGGTCCGTGCTGGGAGGATAGACGTTGTGGTGACCGAGTAGCATGTCATCGCAGAGCGTGGCCAGGGCGTGTTCGCACTGGTAGGTGACCGTATGCCCGCGGCCTGTAGTCTGAGCCCGCTCAGAGGCGATGCGAAAGAGCCCGACCTCTCTGTCCGCATCGTAGATCCTCACGAATGCATACGGCTGGCAATAGATCCGCTTCGGATCGTCCGCGCGGATTGTGAACGATGCCGTCCACAGTTCGCGTAGGTGCTGCGTGTACCCGAGCGCCGTCACCTCACCGAGGTCGGCAACCGGGCGCAGGTTGTGATCAAGTACAACCACAGGCGCTCTCATCCATACCTCTCTCGGTAGCGCACCGCTACCACCGCGGACACGTCGCCAGGAACGGTGGTGATCCGTAGGATGGATGCCCCTGGCGGGAGATCGAACCAGTCACCAGTGATCTTCTCCCGCACGTCGCTCCCGGCGTACCGAGCCCGCCTGTTAGCTAGGTCAATCGTGAGGGCACGTCCCGGTGCGATAGGTCCAGTGTAGGTCATGCCCACCTCTCCCTCCTGCGAACATCAATCTCAACCTCACGGTCCTCCTGGCCGTCAGTGTAGCGGATCACCTGGGGGCCTGGGGAGAGAATGATGTACTCGCCGGAGAATGAGGGGCGCGCGTTTGCGCCATCTAGCGTCACCGTGAGCGAGCGCCCGTCTACTACGAGCGTCTCCCCGGCCCCGAGCGGGCCGAAGGTGAACGAGATAATGCTGAGGCCTGTCGGCTCCGCGAACAGCGAGCCCGCAACGGAGATCCTGGAATCTGCAGAGAGGGCACGCGTTGCTGTGGCGGCTATCGCGGCCACGGCGCGCATGATCGCCGACGCGTCCACAGCGCCTGTGGCGCGCGCGAGGAGTTCAGGCTCTACACTGAAACTCACACCACCTCCGCGCACGGCGCCTCCGGATACGGAGAGCGTCGCCAACGCGGAGAGCGTGGCCGAAGATATGGCGGTGCGCTGCGCGGTAGACGTCAGGCTGGCCCCGGCCAGGATGGTGACGTGATCCCCACGGGCCCTGAAACAGTCCGCGATAAGTTCTGGAATAGCCTCCAGGCGCGCTTCTCCTGTCTTCGTCTTCTCACCATCGGCACCGATAGCACCCTGCACGAAAGCGTCTGACGCTGCGCTCCATACCGCCGACCCCAGAGCATAAACCGCGGCCCGCGTGATCAACGTCACGCTCGCGTCAACGTAGCCTGTAGATGATGCATCTAGCAGCGCCTGAACCGTAAGCGTCACAGCTCCGCCTCGCAGCGCGTTCCCGTCTGTGGTGAGGTAGGGAGCGGAGCGGAATACGGATTCAGCTTCGCGGACACGTATTGCCTCAGCCGCAAACGCTGTCTGCGTACCAATAGCGGTATCTACTGGTCGCAGGCGCCCGCCGGAGGAGAGGAGCACGGAGGAGACAAACATGGAGGCGCTAGCGTCTACGTAGGGAACGATGGAGATAGGCCCCATGCCCCAGCGGCCCGCTCCCCACGTGCCTCCGCCCCACTTGCCCCAGCCTTCCTGCGCCACCTACGTCCTCCGTGTGAATCGCATCTTGTAGAAGTAATGCGGGTTTGTGGTACCATTATAACTCATAGAAATCACGTTGTTGTACGTGGCTTCGTTCACTCTAGACACAACAAATGTAACGTAAGTGCTGTAAGCTACTTCAACGTCGAAGATGATCCCAGTGTCGTCTGAGGCGATAGTGCCGCTGTATTCCGTCCATGCAGTCACGTCCGTAGCATTCATGATGCTGTTTTCTGACGGTGACGCCTTCATGATCCGTGTGTCGTAGTCGTTGTTAGTGGAGGTAGATCGGCTATAGATGCTGCTGACTGCGCTGACAAGAGATCCGTCAATCGGCATCGTGATCTTGACTGCCATTGCTCCGGTCCCAAGAGACCGCGTCAAGCCATTCAGGTACGTAGCGAACGAGGTGATCGCCGTAGAGCTACCCCACAGTTTGTCTGGATAAGCAGTCGTGAAGATGAGCGTCCGTCCGGTGAGCGATGCAAAGATGGCGTTCATCGCCGTGGATGAGGCTACCACCTTATCCATCGCTGTAGCGGAGGCTGCTACCGCATCCATCGCCACAGATGAGTCTACCACCGCATCCATCGCCACAGAGGAGGCTATCACCGCATCCATCGCTGTAGCGGAGGCTGCTACCGCATCCATCGCCACAGAGGAGGCTGCTACCGCATCCATCGCCACAGATGAGTCTACCACCGCATCCATCGCCACAGAGGAGGCTATCACCGCATCCATCGCCCGCTGGCTGCTTGCCCACTTCGCCATCTGGGCCACGAGCGGTTTCGCATCACCACGGGCAACAAGCGGACCGGCCCACTCATCGAACATCCGATCCTGCATGATTCCGCGTTGGGGGAGCAATATCCTAGGCATCGATCTCGACCCCCCACAGCCGGTACTTCAGGTCCGTTGCGACCTCTCCCTTCACGTAGATCTTCTCGGCAGCCAACAGTGGTAGGTTCAGGTCCGTCATTAGCAGCGTCCCTTTGGATGGAATCTGCTCGTCCCCGGACAGGAGCGTCGTCCCCACCTTTACATTCCCGTACTTGGCCGCTGCGTTGGCGTTGTAGATCCAGAGGCCCTGTATGATCAGAGCCCTCCCCGACGCTGGGGTATAGTCACTACCGCCCGACTGGATAGCGGCCTCCGAAGTAGTCATAGCTCCCTCAAACACTTTTAGCGTATCAGCCAAGGAATCTCACCCCCAGTAGAATCCTATGCAGCATCTGCGTTGGGACGCCTACAGCCGCCCACTTGACGCCCAGCGCCGAGGCCTCGTCTGCGGTCAGGACCTGGCCATCTGATCCTACAGCGAGCCGCCCCTTCGTGTGGGCTGCGCTCGCGCTGATAATGTCTCCCTTGGCCTCCAGGAGCGCGTTGATCGGCTCGGCTGGCATCCCATGCTTGTGGTCCCGTCTCGCCGCCACTTCGGCGGTGCCCGGAGCTGCAGCATCGCCGAAGGACTGCGTGACTGGGTCCGTATTATCCAGGAGCGAGCGAATGTAGTCCGCCGCTACGCAGCCCCACACGCTCGATCCGATGGCGAACACGTGCGCGTCTGCCCCCTCGCTCGCGTTCCTCGGGGCAGCCGGGGAGAGGTCTGTTAGGCGATTGTTCTCCTCGTCAATATCTCCGTACTTGAGAAGGACCCATTCCTCGTCGTCGAACACGCGCACGACGCCGGAGGTCATGATCTCCCCGGCGAGGATCATGGCTGACAGGTCCTCGGCGACCTCCAGGTACTCCGAGGTCCCGTGGGTATACGCCGCAGCTAGAGTAAGCACCAGCTCATTCGTCGGTCTCATACCTCACCACCCACCCCCACTCAGAGGGCCGCGTTTGGCCTCCGTCCGTGCTGGTGGTACCAGAGGGCTGCCCCCCGACACCGAAGCCAACAGCGGCCCTCACGCTCGCGCTCGCGCCACGCGTCAGGCTAGCACGCGACTGTAGCCGCGCGACTCCCGTCAACCGTGCCTCGGCGTCTACGTAGCGTCGCATCTGTCACCTACGTAGTCGGGAGGAATCCAGCGACAATCCGCCCGGCCTTGAACCTCAGCACGTCCTCGGCACCGATGTCCTTTGGGGTCGCCAGCGGGCCATGGAAGAGGAGCGTGTCCCCCTCCCCGGCCGCGGCATGCGTGCGCAGCCCGACGTGGGTGATCAGTCCCCAGTCGATCAGGCACTCTGGGAACTCAATGTCCTCTTCGTTCGCGCACTCACGCCCATTGTCAACCGCCGGATCTGTGAACACGACGGCCACGCGCGCGTAGCCGGTAGGTTCCAGCTCGACCTCAGTCTCAACCTCTTCCCCGACGTCATCGTCCGTCGGGTCCGTTTTGTACGCCGCAAGGTACACAGTCACCGGCCCTAGTGTGAACGTTGTATTCCGTAGGATCGAGTTCAGAAGGGCCGTTGCCAACGCCGTTGAGATGTTTCCAGCCATCATTCCACCTCCTGCTCTAGCTCAATTGTCAGGCTCGTGATCGCCTGATCTCCGGTATTCCGGATCGTGATCACCGCCGGGGTGGCGATCGTTCCGCCAACCGTGAGCGGGATCTCCTGTGGTGATTCCGTGATCTGTTCGATCACAACTGTCTCCTCCTTAGCCTGCCCCCACGGCTCTACCGCCACGAGAGGCAGGGTGAATCTCCCCGATTCCATGATCCGCGTCACAGGCAGCCGTCCTGAGTAGCGTACGTTATAGAACAGATCAGGCTCGGTGTCGAACACCAGCCGCATCGTGCGCGGGTTCCCGTTGGCGTCAACCAGGAACGCTGCGAACTCGCGGATGCGCTGTTGCAGCGCCTGCCGGTTAGCGCAGCCTACGAATTCTAGCGGGAGCG